CATCTGTAAGCTCAAATGTGTTGGTGGTTTTGTTAGCGACAATAAAAGTTTTACCATTGACTTCCACCATCCCACCAACTGAAGTAATAATAACATGATCGCCATTGTTATAACTATGTCCTGTTGCAGTTACAACTGCTGGATTTGCTTTGGTGATACCCGATATTGACACATTAGACTCAGTAATAATTCCTTTGTCTTTAAAAAAACGAATATATTGATTGCCTAATTCTAAAACATAGGTTTGTACTGTAGAAAACTCAAAAGGTATTAGCCTGGCTGCATTAGAGCTATCTTTAACTTCGTGTATAAATCTTGTGCCTGGTCTACGACTAGCTCCGCCATGTGGCTGTATTGTGAAATTATTTAATGTTTTTGCACCATTATAATATTTTGTAAGATCTGTTCTTCCGTCTAATCTAGGTGATAATTGACCAGCTGTAAAATTAGTATAAGCAACAGTTTGTCTTGGCATTAGTACCTCGCATTGATGAAGGTTGAGGAGTCTAATACATCTGCAGTACCTTCAGTAGCATCTGCGTGTCTAGCTAATCTTAACTTTTCTTGATAATCACTTTTGAGAGCTACTGCTAAACTTGTAGAGCTAGTAACAGCATAACATAATTCTGCTGCTAACCTGGATACTAAACTTTCTATTAACAATGTATCGTATTGTGTAGGATCTGTTATCCTGGCTGAATAGATTAAATAAACAGTTTCTTCGTCTGTTAATATTTTTCTACCTTCAACTTTAAATTTTTGTCCACCATCTAGGTTTGATGATGTTCCATTATGATAGCCACCTAGCGACAAAACCCTAATACAATCACTAGGCAGCTGATATTGATAACTATATTCGTGTGTTGGAGTATCTGTATCTTGTGCTAATTCAACTCTTTTGATTAAACAGTTCCAGGTATGCTCTCTAAATACTGCATCTCGTAATGGTTCATATCGTTGATTACACAGCCTGGCATTTTTACTATCTTCTGTCAGAGCTGTGATATTATTTGCACCTAAAATATTGAGTGCGGAGTTACAAATTTCTACTACTGATGTCATCCTACCATAGTCCTTTTTTTCTTTTTATGTCTGTTAGCAAAGTTACGAGCTGCTTCTACTGATCCAAAACCCCATTTTTTTAAGGCAAGAGCTTTCCTGGTTGGACTGCCATCTGGTTTTTTCATTGATCCTTTCATACCAGCGAACCTGGCTGCAAAAGAAACTCTGCGTGGATTAGTTCCAGATTTGACTGGTGCTTTTAGATTAGATCCTTCTGTACGTTTAAAATAATCTCTACCAGCCTGGTTTAATCCACCACTTTTATTTTGATACTTCTTCGCTACCATCTTAGCCAATCATGGTTTTTTTCTTTTTCTTTGGAAAACCAGCTTTCATGTTAGCATAAGCTGAGTCTGAAATAGTAGACTTTGACTTTGGTCTTGAAATACCCTTCTTTTTTCTTTGGTTAATATTGTAATATAATCCTTTTTTAGCCATTCTTTTTCTTATCCATTCCTACATTACGTTTAATACTTTTAGTTCTTGGTCTGTTTCTTAGCATCGCAAAATCACTACCAGATATTTTACCATCTTTATTTGCGTCTAATTTTTTTTGATTACCCTTTAACATTATTTTTTCTTCCCATATGACATTTTTTTGCCAGACTTCTTAGCATCTTTCTTAGCAGCTGCCATTCCAGCTTTAGTATACGGATATGATTTTTTTCCTACTTTTGGCATTTGTTTCTCCTTAAATAATATTTCCCATACATCCATTTTATATCATATTAGGGGAGCAAATGCTCCCCCAAATAAATTACTCTACAGAGTACATTACCCATGCAAAGATTGTTCCAGTAGCGGATGCACCGCCAGTAGTAATTAGAACATCTGTGGATGCTGTAGTTCTATAGCCTAGACCAGTTACTGCTGGTACTGGAGCACCAGTAGAAGAACCCGCTAACATAGACTGAGATTGTCCAGCTACGTTCCAAGTTCCGACAACAGTAATAAATCTATCATCATCACTAGAATCACCGACTTTAAGAGTAACACCAGAACCTAATGCATCACATTTTACGACTACATCGTGAATTGTGGCATTTGCTGGTATTCTTGCGATAGTGATATCAGAACCAGAAGCTAAAGAGGATGCTTCATAAGTATCGTGAAATACTCTGATTTTACCTCCCGCATTTTCTGATGATACATTGACAGCTGGTGTGCTGTCCATGTTGGTTATGTTTGCACCTTTTACACTAGCCATGTTTTACTCCTATTCATCACAAGCGACTTCAACGACTTTTTCTTCTTCCATTCTGGTAGCACCAATGCTCATGCAATAGTATACCTGGGTAGAATAGCCTTTGTCTGATCTCTCATCAATACGAGCTGTTACATCCTTACCAATAGCAAGTTTGATAGCATCTTCTGTGAAAGCATAACAAAGTCTGTCGTCAGTGTTAGTAGAATCAAAGCTAAGTCTTGTAGACATAATGAACTCAAAACCTAAGAATGAGTTTAGCTGTCCTTGTGCAAGAGCTTTTACTGTGTTGAAATCAGATGATTTCACTTCAGTAGTGTTCAACAAATCTTGAATTTGTTTTGGTGAACATACAAAAAATCTCTTGAGTGAAGGATCAACACTTGCATTGTCCATAAGATATTTAGCTTCTAACAATTTAGCGACTGTTAAGCCATCTGATTGTGAAGCAGAAAAAGGCTTCTGTGAAGATGGTAAAGCTGTAGAAGTACCACCAGATACTCCCGTATTAGCTGTGCCGCCTAAAGCAGTAATGATAACATCATCCATAGATCTACCCATCGCTGCAGC